CTTTTTGGCCGTTGTAGTCGTCCTCAGCATTTACGCACTTCATCAAGCTGTCGATAAATACGTGGGTTATGCCAAGCTCTTGCGCGCAATACTTCACCATTCCCAAAACCGTGTCAGGCCGTGCCGTTCCAGTCTGGTCGTACAGCCATAGTCCGTTTGTCGTCCAGTCGCCAAAATCGTCGTAAAGCGCGTCAAGCACTTCCAAGCCACCACCCTCTTGGTACTCTGGAGAAAACGGGTTTGTCATGGCAAACATGCGCACCATGCGGCCTATGGTGGTAACCGGCTTCATTTCAAAGCTGGCTACACACACTTTTTCGCCTTGCCCAAGCAAAGACAGTGCAACCTGCGTCGTTACGTCCGTTTTGCCGTGGCCGTTCTGACCAACCCATACCGTTACCTCACCCCGGCGAAACTCGAATGACTCATTGCACTTGGGCCACGGAAGGTAGGTGCGTTTTGCTTTTGCGCGTGAGCGAAGCCGGTCCTTTGCGTCCTGCACAAAATCAGCGGCTGGTTTTACTTTGGTCTTTGCGTCTGTGTCTTTCAGGTACGCAGCAAAATCAATCGTATCGACTAAAAACTCGGCCATGTTCATTCCTTCCAAGTCTTGTTAGCGCGAATCAAGCGGATGTTTGTCGATGTAACTCCGAAGCGTTCGGCAAGTTGATTGTTTGTCGCGCTTGACTCCCTTATCTGGCGAACATCAGACCAAGACAAGGCGGCATGTGGATTTTTGTCTCCGCACTTGGTTCGTTTTGCTGCACAAATGAATTCAAAAGGTGTTGGCTTTCTTCCCTTGGAATACATATCGCGCATGTTATCGGAATGGCTTCCTGTGAAGATATGTGATGGATTCACGCACGACGGGTTATCGCAGCGGTGCAAAACGTGCTGCCCATCTGGAAAACGTCCAAACGCAACTGCATAGGCGACGCGATGCGCTCCACGCACCTTGCCAGATGCCCAGAACCTTCCGTAACCATCTGAGTTCTTTGAGCCAACCCACTCTATGCAACCACTTGGGCGAAGAATCTGTTTTTTTGAAAAAGCCAGTCTTTGTTTATCGGTAATAAGGAATTCAGCCATTTGTCGCCTCTGTGTTTTTGTGCCATACGTCATGCCAACCAGTGCCGCACGGCTTGTTCTTGTGCTCGATAATGTGGCATGCGCCAACCGTCATCGCTCCGTGTGCCTTGGCCTGCTCAAAAAGGGCTTTGGCGCGTATCTCTGAGGTGGATGTGATGCTTACCCGCATGCCAACCAAAAACCGCAGGTCAAGAAGCTGGATTACATCGCCTACAGTGCTGATCGTTGCGTGATCTGGTCTCCACGATTCGCCAAATTTTTCGCCTGGGTTGTGCCAGTCCTTTGCTGTTTCGCAAGGAAAGTCATTCAGAAACACGATTCCGGGCTTAATGCCGCGTTTTCGCATAGCTATAAGTGGTAAGTGTCCAATCATCAGATTGCCCCCGCAAATGCGTTGGTTGGTTGGTTGGCTGCTGTCACCCAACTAGGGTCAAATCCAGTCCACCCACGTTTAAGCTGCATTTGTATTGCCTGCTCAATCGTCAAACCAACAGACTTTGCATCTATCCTCAAGCTCTCGATTACCGTATTGCTGATCGTTGCCTTTTTTGCTTTACGGTGTTTTACGTATTCGTCCCAAATGGTAACGCTTACGTCCGAAGGGCGTATATCTTTATTATTTGGTTTATGGTTAGTGGTTAGTGGTTTATGGTTAGGGTTAGCTGTGGCATCCGTTTGGGTTGCGACTGGTAACCGACTGGTAACCGACTGGGTTTTTTTTCCTTTAGGACGCCCACCTTTTAGGCCATTTGATCGGTTTTTGTCGCACTGTGCGTGATATTCCGCAATGTCCAAGTCGATGCGCTTGTGGTGGAAACCGTCAGATTCTTGTGAAAAGAAGTCCTGAAGCACGTTTTTTAATGCTGTCGCTTCCATCTCGCAACCCAGTCGCAACCGACGGATAACCGACTGGGTTTCTGTGGGTATTGGAGTCTCTTCCAAGTAATACCAGTCAATCAAATCGCGGTAAATGCTGTGCTCAATACGCGTCAAGTGGACGGTATCTTTTCGATAGTCGGCGATGTTGAATTGGTAGTAGTGCATACAATTCCAGCGGGTCCACAAAAAAGAATCACTGGCAGGCGGTGGACGCGCTTTTCATGGGGGCAGCTACTACCCCATTAGCCAGGTTCATGTTCATATTTTACTCGCTCGCTTCGTCTTTTGCAACGGCGTCAAATAAATCAGGCTGATCGTTACGAACTACATGGCCTTTTACCTTAGTAGGCTTGTCGCCCATCTTTTTAAGGCATTTAGGCCCAATAGGTAGGCCACCTACCCATGCTGCGGCCTTGTCCATTTCACGATCGCACATCACGCATTTCACGCAACATGCCCCCATGTTTCATATCTGACGATCTTTTCGATGTTCCGCACATGGACGCCGTGCTTCTTTGCCAAAGCCTCATTGCTTAGGTTGTTCCGGATGTAATCGAGCAGCTTTAAGCGCTGGCGGTGCGCGCTGCGGATGTCGATTACATCCATATCCAAGAGTTTTGATTGTGTAAGCTCTTGCCCCCGGTTTGCGTTTTGTCGAGCATCTTGCAGGTAGGTGTGCCGGTCAACAGTGCCATAGCGGCGTTGCCGCCCACCTACGTGTTTTGAGTAGTTGGAAGCTGCCATTTATGCGGACTCCATCGCAAACAATCCATCTTGCTCGTGCTTTTTTGCATCATCAATGTTCTGGCACGCCAACTCAAAGTAAGCAGGTTTAAGCTCAGTTCCGATAAATTTCCGTCCCATCTTCACAGAGCAATAGCCCTCTGACCCAATTCCGGTAAACGGAGAAAACACAACATCGCCGGGGTTTGTCCACAAGTGAATGCATCGCTCGATCACATCAAGCTGCAACGGGCACATGTGCTTTAGGTCTTTGTCATCCCGCGCAGGCATCTTGTTCAGCGTGCGGCTCTGGTTAATGTCATCCCATATCGGGCTTGCATATTTCTGCCACATCATCACTGGCAGGTCATCGCCGTGCGTTACACGCTCCACAATCTCACCCGGCTTGCGCATGGTCACAACGTAGTCAGGTAGCCCCATGCGGCTCATAGTGCCGTTTTCCCGGATAGTCTTGTGAAGCAACCCGAGAGCCTTTGTGCGCTGCATTGCAACCACTGGATCTTTCCAAACGCACACTTCGGAGTGGTAAATAAAACCGGCATCTTGGAATGCTCTTATTAAGTCTCCTCGGAAGTCCCGCAATCCGATATGCCCTTGCCGCATCTTTGTCGTTGGCAGATTCATGCAATGGAACGACACATTGCGCCCCGGCTTAACGATGCGAAATAACTCGCCAATCAAGAATTTAAGCTGCGCCACAAACTCTGCATCATTGGCGCAGTTGCCCATGTCGTGGTCTGAGTTTGAATAGACGAACAAATCAGCGAATGGAGGGGAAAACACCGAGTAATCCACGCTGTTATCGGCCATGCGTTTTGTCCACTTGACGCAATCTCCCATGTGAACAGTGAACCCGTCGCCTTTGAATGTCGCCTCTTTGTATTCATCGACGATGTTTTCTTGTCCTGCGAGTTCTTTATTCATAATGTCTCTCATGTGTTCGATCATGTTTGCGCTCATTTCGTGGTGCGCGAGTTCTTTGCGTTTGATGTTTTGCAGAATCTGGCCTTCGTTCTCAGCAGTGAAGATGTGCACTTGCACTTCACGTTTTTGGCCGAACCGATAGCAGCGGCGCACTGCTTGGTAGAACTTCTCGAACGAGTCGTCCAGTCCAACGAACGCAACACGGGCGCAGTGCTGCCAATTCATGCCGTAGCCTGCGATCTTTGGCTTGCTGATTAGCTTGGTAATGGTGCCATGCGCAAACCCGATCAGGTTTTTAGTCTTGCTCTCTGGTGTATCAGAACCCTGCACGTTCACAGCGCCAGGAATCAATGACTTGATTAGCTCTGCCTCGTCATTCAAGTGACACCAGATAAGCCACGGCTCATTGGGTTCTGCGTTGACAATCTCGGCTAATGCAGCGCATCGTGCATCAATGCTGTCGCGCTGTGCCTTGCGTCGCTCTTGCATCGTCATAGCTGGACGCGAAAACAACTCATCTCCCAATGCTTCGGTTTGAACAACGTGCTCGTGATATGTCAACGCTGGCAAGTCATAGCGCGAACCGTCAAAACCCAGATCCGCTGGGCTGCGCAGAACTACAGCCCATGTGCCCATCCACTCCCAAAAGCGAGACTGTCCCCAACCTTTAAGAATCCATGTTCCAGTGTCGCCAGCGTCATTGATGAAGTACGTAGCCAGCATTTCGGTGCGGGTCATCACGCCCAAAAACTCGCACTGGTTGCCAAGTTCCTCGAAGTCATTTGGGCTTGGTGTGGCGGTGCAACTCAAACGGTAAGGGATGGACTGGCATGCATCAATGATTGCCGTGCGGGTCTTCCCGTCATGGCTTTTCAGAATGGATGATTCGTCCAAAACGATGCCATGGAAAGATCTGAAATTTAGGATGTTGATGCGCTCGTAATTCGTAATCCATATGCCGGGTCCATTAGGAGACTCCCCTGCAGGAATGCGCTTTACTTCAATGCCAAACGTGCGGCCTTGTTCAATGGTCTGCTCTGACACTGCCAAAGGAGCCAAAACAACGACTATGCCGTTTGTGTGGCTTGCGACTTCATCAGCCCAAGCAAGCTGCATCAGGGTCTTGCCCAATCCAGTATCTGCAAAGATAGCAGCACGGCCACGGCGCACAGCCCAACTCACTATTGCGTGCTGGAAGTCGAAAAGATGCTCATTGAGATCACATGGAGCGTGACCCGTGGCGACTTCTGCGCGGCGCTTGCTTCTTACAAACGTTTCGTAGTCTTCTAAAATATCGTCAGCCATAAAACTCCTATTTAGTTGCGTGGTTAAAAGGCCCCATACAGTTTGCGCTGTGTGGGGTTTTTGTTTTGGGGGTCACTTGATTAGCTCCTTGCGTAGTTGAGAAATAGCCCATTTTTCGAGCTGGCATGTTTGTATAACTGTGACCATCTTTGTCTTGTTGTGGCGTATCTCTACGACCAACCCTTTAACAATGATGGTCACATCAGGGAGTGTGATTTTTTCCATACGCCGATTGTCGAAACAAGGTGGAAATTAAGCCAATTGTCATTAACTATCGGATTGTGTTTTTACATTGATCGAATTGCTTTTACGTGTAGCCCGTTTCGGTCTACAGTTCAACCCATGCCAACAAACGGCATAGCAAAGGGGAAGCCCCGACGCAAGCAGTAGCCGCCACTGGAAGCCGGATGAGGTAGTCAACACCAAGAAAAGAAAGTTGATAGCTGGCCTGGGTGGGCTGGCGGTGGGCTTCGCAAGAGGCCGAAAGCCAAAGCGTTCATTGTGAGTGCTTTGTTTTTCAACCAGGAGAAAAAAGTGAATATTGATTCGATGACTTATAGCGAGTTGAAGCAAATCGCCTCCATGTTTAACAGTGTGCAGAAAACGGAAGCGCCACACCCGTTCGTCGGCAAATACGTCATTGCCCGCTGCTACAGCGCTGGCGTCCATGCCGGTGAAGTGGTGAGCGCAGACGGGGAAAACGTCATCTTGAAAGACTCTCGGCGATTGTGGTCGTGGAAGGCTAAAGACGGCGTTGCGCTTTCAGGTGTTGCGCAGAACGGCCTTAAATCAGAGGGCAAGGTTGACACGCTAAACCCACTTATTGCGCTGACCGGGGTTTGTGAGTTGATCCCATGCAGCTTGACGGCGCGGGAGTCTATTGATGGCTTCAAGTAAAAAATTTACAGACGACTCTGGCTATGGCGATGGCTATGGC